AATCAAATAGATGGAGCAAGAGAACAACTTAAACGCCAACCTACATCGCTTCCAACCGTAGACTTGGGAGACTACAATTCTATTTACACATGGAGTAGTGAGAACGCTATTTTAAAAAATTATAATCCACATTCGAAAATTGATTTCGGTCCTATAGCAGTATGAGGTATGATCATGGCTAATTTACCCCTTCCTAGTGGTTATGACGTATATTGGGAAAAGTGGATAGACGCTTTCGAGCAAGAAGATAGTCAACTTGAAGAAGAAATTCAAGAAATGCAAGAACTATTAGCGAATGAAGAAGGTATAGATGAAGACTTAGAAATTGTAGACCATTCTGTATCCCACATTAGGAGTATCGTTACTCCCTTTGGCATACTTCCTTTAACAGAACAAACTAAGGCGAGTAGTCATTTTAAACTTTGGGTAGGACATTCTAATTTTAAACTTACAGAAGATTTTTACAAGGTGATTGGACAACAACCCGGTATAGAAGCGTTAGATATTTTAACGCCATACCGTTTTAGAATAGCAGTAGGAAAAATGTTTGTCGATAGAGATGTGATGAAGGACGTAAGGGATACAATGGTTACTCATGTAACGGACGAAAACGAAAATGACGAGCAGGAATAATAGGACTTTACATTCAAGTGTCTCGGAGGCGCATGATAACGATCTGATTGTGTCTACACGGGAGATATTTTTGCATGGATATATGGATGAAGAGGAAGATAGTGGGATAGATGGCAGACTTTCTAATAGGTTCTTAAAAAATCTTCGTATATTAGAAAGTATGAATGCTAATCCTATTATAATACACCAGCATAGTACGGGTGGAGAATGGGAAAGTGGGATGATGATATACGATGCCATACAGCAAAGTGCGGCATCATTTATTTTTGTATGTCACGGCATGGCAGCTTCAATGGGCAGTCTAATTCCGCAGGCTGCATATAAAAAGGGCATACGTTTAACGATGCCTAATTGTTATTGGCTAATTCATGAAGGAGAACAAGAAATTTCAGGTACGGTAAAGCAAGTTCAATCATATTATGAACTTTCCAGAGTAAGTAAATCTCACATGTATGATATATATACTACGGTCTGTGTAGGAAGTGGGGATCATTTTAAGGGTATGAGTAAGTCTAAAACTAGAAATTATATTAGACGAAAACTAGAATCCAAAGAAGACTGGTGGTTGACCGCTCAAGATGCCGTAAAATACGGCTTTGTAGACGGTATGGTGGGATCTACAAAGTATAAATCAATCATGGATGTTAAAAAGGGTTTGGTGTAATTCTATTATAGGGTAGGATTAAATTTCTAGGATACTAGGGTTTTATATAGTTAATTATATGGGGATCATATCATGGCTTTTATTACAGATCTTACAGCTGCCGTCCCAACAACCGGTGTCTATATAGATGGCTTACCTAGCGGGGTCGATAACCGTCAAGGAAGTATTCGTGGTGGAGGAACCATTGCGGATAGTACAAACTTTGCTACTACAACCTTTGGTGAGGGCAACCCTATTACCACTATTGTGTCTGGAATAAACAATACAACTGCTATAACAGCGGGGGCATGGAATTCTGGCGTACAAGTAATGAGTTTGGATCAAACTATTGCAGGCGCAACTAGTACCGCTTTACAAGGAGGATCGTCTAATAGTGCTAACGATGCATTTACACCTTTACAACAGGGTTTGGGTTATTCACGTCAAGTAAACAATGCTATTCGAGCTGGATACTATAATATGTATAACGGTACTTTTCTTAGCACTGTTGAAAAATATGTTGTTAACGATTTCTACAAAGTGTATAGTATATCGCAAGGTGCAGTAGAGCACAAATATAAGGTATCCGGTACTGATATTGCCGCTAATCCAACACAAAATATTCCGGGTCGTATCACTATTCGAGACGGCAGTGCTAATCCAGTTCAAACCGGTTATCAGCCTCGCAATAACTGGTAATTAATTTAAATATTTGGTGTAAAATATATTGGATAGGAATTTAAATTGTTAGGAACTATAGGATAAAAACTTTTCTATCATTGTATAGAAAGAAGGTTTAATTATGGCTTTTATTACTAATATTACAACCCTCCCTATTATTACTGGATCATATACCGATGGCTCTCCAAGTTACATCGACAATCGTCACGGCAACGTTCGTGGGGGAGGAACCATTGCTGACACAACTGACTGGTCAGCGTCTACTTTTGGAGAAGGCAATCCTGTTATCACTATCGTATCTGGCGTTGGTGGTGTTGTATCTGCAAATCCGGCAGTGTCAATTAATGCTGGGACACAAGTTATTAGTGTTGCTCAAACTACGATTGCAGGCATAGCAAATACAACCTTGCAAGGCGGTCAGTCTGATAGTGCAAACGTAGCCTATACTCCGTTACAAATAGACGTGCTTAAAACTTATTTTTATAAGACAGCTGTGGTTGCTGGTAACTGGAATATATTTAATGGAACATTTAGTTCTATTACTAATACTCAGTCAGGTGTATATGATATTGCTGGAGGCGTAGATACTTCTGCAACTATTCGATCATCGGGTACTGATATTGCTGCAAATACGACACAAGATATTCCGGGTAGAATTACTTATCGCGATGGTAATCCTAATCCAGTTCAAAGTGGATATGGAGCAAGATACCTCTGGTAAACTCGGTTACCAACCATTAAAACGAAGGGATCTTGGAAGGCCGAGATCCTTTTTTTTCTCAGATCTTTAACATTATAACGAGAGAGCCATGAAAGATAATAGTTTTACAAGAGACTTAATATTTTTTTTGGGACTATGTATAGTAAGTATGGCAGGATTCTGGCTGATGATAGGTGGCAAATACATTAATCGTGAAGAAGCCCTTCTTCTGATTAAACAACAAACAGTTTCTATTGAAACAAAATTAGATATGTATCATAGTGCCTTGGCAGTTCAAGATAATAGAATATCGAAACAAGAAGAAAAATTACAAAGAGTGTTAGAACAAAATACGGAAGCTATTAATCAATTAAAAATCCAAATCGCTACACTTTCTCAATCGATAAAAGCTATTAACACGAGCTGGCATAGTCATGACTAACATACCGTATTCACAAGCCAAATCCCTTATTAAAGAAGGAGATGTGCTATTATTCCAAGGTAAAGGAATGCTCTCATGGCTAATAAAAAGATATGGATCTGGTGTTCATAGTCATGTTGGTATTGCGCATTGGGACGGCAAACATTTACAGTGCGTAGAGTTTAGAGAATTTAAAGGAGGTCGTTCTATTTCGCTTAAAAGTCAGGTGGACGAAAACTTAGCAGATATTGACGTTTTTCGTGCAGCTAAAACCATTGAATATGACGATATCAAATATGAACTTACGGAAGTAGTAACATCGAAAATCAGTAGCATACTAATATTATTGACAGGACTTCCATATGGATGGAAAAATATATGGAAATTGGTCAAACATTATACTCCACTTTTGCGATTAGCACCACAAAATATGAAAGACGATGACCCAACGAAAGTTTTTGTTTGTAGTACTGCCGTTGCATATGCATATCGAATGGCTTACGTTGATCCTGTGCCGTATTTAGCAGATACTGCGGTTGCACCTGCCGATCTTGCCCGCTCAGCACTTTTTAAATATCAATTTACAATAGAAAAGGATTGATAAAATGACTAAGGATTCCAAAACAGAAGAAAAAAAACCATTTTTATACAGATCAATATTCGATCCGTTGATAGCCCGGTTGTATAATAATACTAGATGTTCTCAGTGCAACGGCAAGGGATATGTTATATCTGAAATTCCACCCGAAGGTCTTAAATATTTTCTCAAGGGAATATCCAATAGGCAAGTATATACATACTGTAGGTGCGTTGATAATAATGTTAAAAAAGCAACGTCAAAAAGAACTAGATGAAAATATTCTGCCATTTAAAAAGCAATAGGAAATAAAGGTGAAGGATAAATTTATTAGGAAATATATGAGATTGGCAAGGGAAATGGCCAATGACCAGAACCCATGTTTATCTAGACAGGTAGGGGTTGTCATAGTCGATCCTACTACTAATGGCATAGTAGGCGCAGGATATAACGGTCCCCCACAGAAGACACCCCACTGTAACGAAATAGAATTTTTTAAAAATTTCTTCTGGCCTCAACTTTCAAATAGCGAACGAATGCATATATTGGAAATCTATGCCGATTCTAAACATCTTAAAAACCAACTTAGCTTTATTCAAAATATTCAACCTAAAAAAGATAATGGAGACGTTTATAAATTTCTTGCAGGATGCAATGAATGTCCACGTAAAATATTAGGATACGCCGCAGGCGAAAGATCAGAGCTGTGCTCTTGTCAACACGCAGAAAGAAATGCTTTAAATAAATTACCAATTCCCGCTCAAGGATTAATTATGTTTTGTTGGTGTGGAGTTCCTTGTATTCAATGTAGCGGATCAATTATTAATGCTGGAATCAAAGAAGTACACTGTTTAAAAGAAAATGATTATCAATCATCGGCTAGATGGTTGTTTAAACATGCTGACACTAAATTGTATGAATATGATATATCAACCTTGGAAATGCAACAATAAAGGGAATGGTTATGACGGAAAGGTTTACGAATAGCTTTAGCTATGAAACATGGGAACAAAAATATAAATTTAAAAATGACTTGTGTATCGAAGATACTTGGCATAGGGTTTCTAAAGATTTGGCTTCGATTGAAGAAAATAAAGAAGAATGGGCAAATAAATTTTATAAAGTCCTTGAAGACTTTAAATTTGTACCCGGTGGTAGAATTACATCTAATGCAGGTACTGGATTAAAAGGTACTACGTACATTAATTGTTTTGTAGATGGATTTGAAGGTAAGGATCTAGATTCTATCGAAGGTATTTATACTACCCTATTGAGACAGGCTCAAATCTTAAAAAGCGAGGGTGGTTACGGTTTTTGTGTGGATACGCTTCGACCTTGTGGCTCTCATATTGGCGGTATTAGCAATCAATCTCCGGGTGCTGTAAAATTCTTAGAGTTATGGGACAAGTCTTCAGAAATCATTACCGCTGGTTCTGGAAAAAAGGCACGCAAAGATCAAAAACATTTTATACGTAAGGGTGCGCAAATGGTTACTATGAGTTGCTGGCATCCTGATGTTATAGAATTTATTGAAGCTAAAAAAACTCCCGGTAGACTTTCTAAGTTTAATATGTCTGTTCTATGCACTGATGAGTTTATGGGCGCAATAAAACTAGACATGCCTTGGAAACTTGTATTTCCCAATTATGAAAAATATCCTAATGAATATAAAACGAATTGGAATGGAGATCTTAAATCTTGGATTTCTTTAATAGATGACGAAGAATCTATTATGGTTTATCGTGAATTCGAATCTGCAAGAGATCTATGGAATTTGATTATGGAAAATACCTATAATCGTAACGAACCCGGAGTACTTTTTGTAGACCACATGAACCAAATGAACAACTTACATTATTGTGAGTGGATCAACGCTACCAATCCATGTGGAGAACAAGTATTACCCATTGGAGGAGTATGTCTACTGGGCTCTATTAACCTAGTACATTTTATTGATCCTGAAAATAAAACATGGAAATATAAAGAACTAAAAGAAACTATTCATACAGCTATTCGTTTTATGGACAATGTAAACGATAAAACCCACGTACCATTAAAAAATCAAAAAGAAAATTTGAAAGAGAAGAGACGTATAGGATTAGGCATTTTAGGATATGGGTCTGCTCTGCTCATGGCGCGTATAAAATATGGAAGTAGTAAAGCATTAGAGCTTACAGAAAATTTAATGAAGTTTTTTACTAACGAAGCATATAAAGCCTCTGCTTTATTGGCAAAAGAGAAGGGTACATTCCCGTTGTACGACAAGGATCACTATCTTAAAGGTGAGTTTATAAAAAGACTAGACCGTAGCACCACCAATTTAATAAAAGAACATGGGATGCGTAATTCTCATGTCACATCCATACAGCCAACGGGAAATAGTTCGTGTTTTGCAAATTTGGTTAGTGGAGGATTAGAGCCATTGTTTATGCATGGGTATATTCGCACCTCAATCCAACCAGCCGCACCTGAAGGGTTGCCTGTTCCCAAAAATATAGACTGGAAAAATAAAACCTTTGATCTAGAAAGCGTTGAAGACAACGAAGTAAATTGGAATTGGGTTAAGGAGGGGGATGAAGATTTATTAGCAACTAAGTTTGAAGATAAAACGTGGAAGTTTGATAGAACTAGAGGATTATTAAAAGAAGAATGGGTTGAAGATTATGGTGTTTCACATCTCAAGAATATAAAAAAATGGAATGCAGAAGCTGGATGGGCAGCTTGTACTATGGACCTTGATGTTCAAGCACACGTTAATACCATGTCTCTGTTTGCTCATTGGGTAGATTCGGCTATCTCTAAAACTATCAACTTACCTAACGACTATCCTTATGACGATTTTAAAAATGTATATAAGCAAGCATGGGAAAAAGGTATTAAAGGATTCACAACCTATAGAGCTGGAACAATGACCAATGTACTATCAAAGTCTTCTTCTTTAAATAAAATACAAAAAACTAATTCTCCAGCAAGACCTAGAGAGCTTCCATGTAATGTGCATCATATAACAGTTAAGGGAGAACAGTACTTTGTTATTGTCGGTATATATAATGATGAGCCATATGAAGTGTTTGCTGGAAAAAATGGATTTATTAATAAAAAAGTAAAAACAGGAGTTGTAATCAAATTAGGTAGACCTAAAGGAGTATATAAGGCCATTTTAGATGATGGTTTAGAAATGTGTCCTATTAATGCTACTTGTAGCGCAGAAGAAGATGCCTTAACTAGAATGACTTCTACTTCAATTAGGCATGGCGCAAACATACATATGGTTGTACAACAGCTTGAAAAGGTTAGAGGAGAAATGACGTGCTTAGCAAAAAGTATGGCTAGGGCGCTTAAAAAGTATATCCCCAATGGTGCCAAAGAAGAGGGTGCTTGCCCAGAGTGTAGTAGTGGGGGATTAATTCGTCAAGAGGGTTGTGTTACTTGTACTCAGTGTGGGTGGTCGAAATGCGTTTGATACCACTATGGCTAACACCACAAAGAATCGTACATATTTGTAGTATAATTATTGTATTAGTTGCAGCAATAGATACATACTGGTTAAGTAAAAACCGTTCTTTTATGATATCTGTAGAACAAAATCCCATCGGTCAATATTTAATACATTTAGACGATGGCGATGTTTCTATATTTATTTTGTGTAAAATGATCGGAACCTATACAGTTATCTGTATGCTATATACTATATTACACTACAGTCCAAAACATGCTATCGGTATAGCGACAATGTTGGCTTTAGCGCAGCTTACTTTATTATATTATTTATATTGGTGGGGATCTTCAATCGAAATAAATTTACTAGGAGTCTAAAATACGTTATCGAATGCCAAATTTGAAGGTATAATACTTATGGAGAATATCAATGCCGGAATACACCTTTATCTGTGAAAAGTGTTCAGACAATACGTCTTTGGTCTGTACAATATCTGAATATTCGAATAAATCAAAAACGATAAAGTGCGATTCTTGCGGAGGTGTTTTATATAGGGACTTTGCTGAAGACAATATTGACACGTTTGTATCTGTAGGCTTGTCTGACTGTAAAACTATAGGTCAATATGCAGAAAAACAAAGTACTAAATATACCAAAGCACAGTTAGCAGATATGAAAGAAGGGTTTAAAACTAAGAAAACAGAAGGGGGAAGTCCGCTACCTCAAGGTATGAGTCGTATGGAAAAACCCGATCATGGAACACAGTGGACGAAAGATTAACTAAGGAGATATGTTATGGCTAAAAAAAAGATTGCAAAAAAGAAAACCGAAACGCATGTAATTAATAAAGAGAAGACTAAAAAAAAGGCTAAACGTACAGAGATTGTTTATACTATCACAGGAAAACAAGAGTATCTTGAAAATGATCAATACCCATGCATTAAATTAGATGCTGAAAAGGCACAAGAATCTCCAGATGCTTTTGCAATAAAAATAACGATTGGTCAAAGAACTAAATATTATGCTAAACGAGGGAAATACGGTAGACTATATAATCCCATAGGTATGTTTAGCGAAGGAACGGCATCTAAAAGACTTGGACATGCAGGTAAATTTGAATGGAAATTTACAGAGGTGGGCAAAAGAGCGTTTGAATTTTACAGAGATTTTTTAAGAACTAAGAACATTGCGTATTTACACAACGCAGAAAGGGAACTGTTATGAAAAAGGGTAAGCTTACCGTTATTGAGTCGGCATGTATAAAGGGTATGATTGCACAAGACATTTCTATTCAAGACATGTGTTTGCAATTAGACAGAAGTGATCATGTCGTTGGAAAAGAAGTAGAAACGCTTAAATCAGAGGCGGTTAGAGAGCAATTATATATCAATAAAACTGCTACTGGTAGCAAGGGTGTCTCTATTATGACAGAGGCGGCTTCAGTTCGTGGAGATGTTACAAAAGATAGAGTGACTACAATTCCTAAAAAAGATACCAGTTCTCCTTGGGTTCATAAAATACACAACTAATGGCTAAAACTAGATCGGACACTAGTCGTTATCCATCCAGATATTCACCTAAGATTGATCAGGATGGTTTTGCATGGGTAACTGGAAGACAGTATATTGTAGAATTAATCTGTGAAAATCAGGCTATTAAGCAAAAAAAAGAGCTTCCAAGAGGATTTTATACCAAGTCATTAGATCTTCCTGAATGGAAACGACTTTATGATCAACAGATAACTAACCGTAGTCTTAATAAGTTAATACTGCAACATTCAGTAGATAAGATTATTGCTTTTTTAAAAGACCATCGCTATATCACAAGCTTAAGACCAAAGTGGGTACATAATAAATTAAACGAATATAAGTTTGTAGAAAAAACAACCAATTCCACCCAACAAAACGTACCCTACAATTTTAATAAAAAAGAAAGCTTCGATAGTAACAATAGCAAACAATCTATTGTATCTAAGCTAGAGGATTTGGAATGATAAAAGATATTATTAAGGAATATGGAGATGTTCTTCATGACCCATCCTCAATAACAGATGAAATACTAGAGATTATTCCTGTTAGTCCTAAAATTGATATTGCATTGGGTGGTGGAGTTCCCGAAGGTTCTTTGTTTATTCTAACCGGACCTGAAAAAATAGGAAAAACAGTTACCGCTCTCACCTTTTGTGCCAATGCCCAGCAGCTTAAACGTCCTGTTTATTATGGGAATATAGAAGGTCGTTTACGTAAACGAGATATAGAAGGAATCAAAGACTTACAAGCAGATCCTGAGTTATTAAAAATAATAGGCTCTACCCAAGGGAATATTTTATCCGCCGAAAAGTACTTAAGTATTTTTGATCAAATCATTCATACACAACCAGAAACAGTTTGTGTAGTCGATTCTTTTTCAGCACTATCAAGCGACGCAGAACTAAAGGGAGATTTAACTGATCAGCAAGTCATGACAGTTCAAAAAGTACTGTCTAAATTTTGTAGACGCATTTCTAATGTATTACCAATTAATAAAGTTACTGTAGTAGGAATTACACACTTGATGGCTAACGTTGCATTTGGCAAAGGCAAAGCAAAGGTAGAAAAATCTGGGACCGCCTTAAAGTATCAAGTAGATGTTAAATTACATGCTAGTCATATCAGTCCTATTGTACAGGGAGACACACAAATTGGACAAACAATACATTGGCAAGTAGTCACCTCTGCTATCGGACCTCCGGGACAAAAAGTAGATAGCCATATTAAATATGGTAGAGGAATCTGGAAAGAGATGGAATTGGCGGATTTGTTAATAGATTTTGGCATCATTAAAAAAAGTGGAGCATGGATAACTTTGCCTAACGAGGAAAAAATACAGGGTCAAAACAATCTGGCTAAATATTTAGAAGATAATCCAGATCAATATAAGGAGTTTGAAAAAACCATTTTCTCTATGATTGGAATAGAAAGGTAAGTATGATGAAAAAAACATTATGGATGACGTTATTAATTTTGGCTAGTGTCTCTAGGGTATTTGCCGGTAATGCAGAACTCTATCAAAAGTTACAGGATGTTTCTGTGACAGTGAAGGCTGGAAATGCAGAAGGATCAGGGGTTATTATTACTAGAGACGTTCCTATTGGAACAGACAGGACGGAAAAAATTAATTTTGTTTGGACCGCTGCTCATGTAGTAGATAATTTAAGATCTGTAAGGACTACAATTGAAGAAGGAATGCCGATAAAGATTGTTGAATTCAAAGATGCTCAAATCATTAAGGAATTAGTAGAAAAGGGTCGTCGTGTTGGTGAAATTAAGATGGATGCTAAAGTTCTAAAATATAGCCACTCTGATAGTGGAGAAGACCTTGCATTGTTACTAGTAAGAAAAAGAGACTTTGTTGATCAAAACATTCTTTTTTATGAAGGAGATGATCCTGTACCAGTAGGCACCGAACTCTATCATGTGGGCAGTCTTTTGGGTCAGGTAGGTTCTAATTCCATGACCCGTGGTATAATGTCCAAGGTAGGAAGGGTGTTGTATTTAGGTACGGGTGATGGTGTTGTTTTTGATCAGACAAGTGCTCCAGCATTTCCGGGAAGTTCTGGTGGAGGAGTGTTTCTTACTGAATCGTCGGGAGAGCAAACAGGAAGGTATGTAGGAATGTTGGTGCGTGGTGCTGGCGAAACCTTTAATTTAATAGCACCGGTTAGACGTATGAGAAAATGGGCAAAAGAACAAAACATTTTATGGGCTATAGACGAAAACGTTCCCATGCCTTCGTATGAAGAAATTATCAAGATGCCAATAGAACATAGGGCTTCAGAAGAGCCAACAAGTATTAGCGAAGATGCCAAGAGATTTCCAGTACTTCTGCCCAAGCCCAAACCTGAACCAAGCCAATGAATATTATTGACTTAGATGGTTATGCATATAAGTGGAAAATAGAACAACGCTTTATAAGAGCAAATGATGCAAGGCCAAGATCTAAATTACACCTTACAGCTAGGTCTTTACTGAAAGAAATACATCCTACTTTACAAATTTGTGAGGAAGTTCCTGTACGGCTCAGAAAAAATAAAAAGGTGTTTGTTGATTTCTATATTAATACTGTAAAAACAGTCATAGAGGTTCATGGAGAACAGCACTATAAATTTAACACTCTTTATCATAGCTCGGCACAAGACTTCATTAATCAAAAACGTCGGGATAATGATTTAAAAGAATGGTGTCAACTTAATAATCTCAATTATATTGAATTGCCATTTAACGAGGACAAACACAAATGGAAAAACAGGATCTTGCAAGGGAACGATTGGCAAAGTTAGACAGTGTTTTAGATGAATATGAATCTACATTAGGACTTCCTCAATTTAATAATGAATTTCATGATGATTCAGCTAAGCAGTACTTACAGCTAACAAGGGGCCAAATTGAAAAACTTACACCTGAACAATGTGGTGAAGCAGCACTGTTGATATCATCCCTAGCATTTCACATACAAAGAAGCTACAATAGGGAAGTGGCTCGTATCAATTGGGCCGATAGGATTTTAAAAAGCACCGTTGCTGGCAAAGAACAATCCTATAGAGGTTCATGGGAAAGTCAATTTAATCAAGCTGTAAAAGAGGATGGGTATACAACTAAGATAGCGGATATTAAAAGATATGCGCAACAACGAGCAGATCGTTTAACATACCTATCGTCTTCTATGAAAAATATGAGTGATGTTTTTCTTAACGTTCAAAGATCAAAAGGACTGAAAAATGGCTGATAAAAAAGAGCTAGCAGATTTACTCAGTGGTTTATCAGAGGAAGAACTTTTTAATCTAGCAAACATTATTAGTAAGGCCACTACAAAGAAACCTAGAAATAAAAAACGAGCAGTCAAAAAAACTGCTAAAAAGAAAGTTGTAAAGAAAAAAGAACAGTCTGATTTTATGCATAGTCTTCGACTTAATCCGCAAGAAAAAGCAGAATTAAAATCCGCAGAAAAGTTTGATAAGGAGAAGGGGCTTGACAAACCAAAAGAAGGTGGTATAATGTCAAAAGGCCCCTTGTTTCAAAAGGTATCAATCAAATGCATAGAGTGCTCAAAAGAGTTTCAAGTATCTCCAGCTCTAATTCCACCCGAAACAAATCGCTTTAGATGTAATTCGTGTTCATGTCGAGGTCGTCCGCAGCGATGAAAGGAACGATATGTATTTACTTACTTACGAGCATAAAGATGGTTATCCAATAAGACTGGTTTTCGACTCTGAGAAACAGGCCGAATATTGGGGGTTGGAATATTCTATAAAAAACAACAACTCAGATTATACAATTACCAAACAACATAACGTCCCAATATCTTATTTCGGAGGTGTTTCAGACTGGGGATTGACACCTACTGGAATATAATGAGTGTAAGGAAAAACATAAATGCTATTATCTGATGCTCCTGCGGAAAGAGCAGTATTAGCCGGTATTTGCCGTTATAACTCAGCAGCATACTATGATGTAGGTGATTTAGTAAATACAGAAAGTTTTACTATTGAATCTAATTGTATGATTTATGCTTGTTTAAAACATATAATGGAGAAAGATCCTAACACAACTATAGACTTGCCAACCATTTTATCGTCTGCAAAAGAGATTGGTTTACATGATTTAGTATCTAATAAAGAAGAAGTTCAACACCTATCTGCTATTATGAAGTTTCCCGTATTACTAAACAATGTACGGAAAATGGCTGCTAAAGTTAGGAAGCTTCAAATAGCGAGGATGATGTATGATCAATTAGAATCCACTAAAGATAAATATACTAATGTTAAAGGTGACGAACCGATATCACAGATATTGGGTATTGCTGAAGAATCGATTTTTGATTTTGCTTCATTATTAAATGACAATGATGAAGCTCCACAAAAAGTGTTTTCAGATATCGCAGACAGATTAGATAGTTTAGCTGAAAATCCTATAGATCAAGTGGGAATTCCGACAGGTTTTGATCGTTATGATTTTGCTATTGGAGGAGGATTAAGAAGAGGAACGGTAAATGTGATTGGAGCAAGACCTAAAGTCGGTAAAACTCTTTTTGCAGAAAATGCTGGAATTCACATAGCTCGTCATTTAAACATTCCAGTATTAAATTTAGACACAGAAATGGTACGTAAAGACCACCAAGATCGTGGCATAGCCATGTTAACAGAGGTTGCTATTAGCGACATCGAAACTGGTAAGTTTGCTGCTAACAGTTATAAAAATCAAAAAATAAGGGATACCGCTAAAGATGTGAAAGACATTCCTTATTATCACACCTCTATTAGCGGCAAACCGTTTGAAGATCAATTATCAATTATGAGACGGTGGCTTGCCAAAGAAGTAGGACTTAATCAAGAAGGAAAAGCCAAAGACTGTGTTATTGTTTATGACTATTTAAAAATTATGGAATCATCTGATATTAAAGGAGATATGAAAGAATATCAATTATTAGGATTCTTGATGACTTCCTTACATAACTTTGCAATTAGATATGAAGTTCCCATTTTAGCCTTTATACAATTGAATAGAGATGGTATTACTAAAGAATCTACAGATACTGCTAGTGGATCAGACAGAATTATTTGGCTATGTTCCAATTTTAGTATATATAAATCTAAGTCTGATGAAGAAATCGCTAAAGACGGTCCTGAGAATGGTAATAGGAAGCTTGTACCTTTAATTGCTAGACATGGAGAAGGCCTTCAAGATAAAGATTACATTAACGTTAACATGATTGGAAAATATGGGAAATTGATAGAGGGTAAAACAGCATTTGAATTAGAAGACGGCACAAACTTAATTAGTAACGACCCGATGGAAATTCAAAATGACGATGTCCCCTTCGCATAAGTATAAAGACCAAGCAAAACTTAATGCCATCACAGAGCTGACTGTACAACACTTGGACAGACTTTATGATTATTTCAATACAGAAATAGAATATAAAAATGATATTTTAATCAAGTCGTCATGCTTTATTCATGGAGGAGATAATCCTACCGCACTTAATTTGTACTATAATGGAGATATAAGAGTTCATTATAAGTGTCGAACACATCAATGTGAAGAGTTATTTGGGTCTTCGGCTATAAGTTTGATTAGAGGAGCCTTGTCTAAACAGAAGTATGGATGGAAGATTCGTGGAGATAAGGAAGCTTCTTTTAATGAAACAATTGAATTTATTTTAGATTTTACTAAGAAAGAGTTTGAAAAATTAAAGGGCACACATAACAGTCTAGATGCAGATAAGCTCAGATTTTCTTCTTTGGTAAATAGTTTTGACACGCCAGATGAGACCGACAATGGAATAGATGATGAATTTTATAGAGCTAGTGTAGATATTCCCGCTCAATATTATTTACAAAGAGATTATTCAATAGAAATATTAGATAAATATGGCGTTGGCACATGTAACAAACGAGGAAGATCTTTATATGAGCGTGCGGTTGTTCCTATTTATGGCGATTCTGGGAAAAGCATTTTAGGCTTTAGTGGTAGAAGTATATTTGAGCAGTGTACAAAATGCAAACACTATCACAACCCTAAAAAAGAATGTGGTTTTTTTCCAAAATGGAAGCACACTTCTGGCTTCAAAAAGGAAAATTGCTTGTATAATTATTGGAGTGCGAAGGGTAGAATATTAGAAACGGGAGTTGTCATTTTAGTAGAATCTCCCGGAAATGTATGGAGGTTAGAAGAAGCCGGTATTCACAATTCCGTAGCAATGTTTGGAGCGCATTTAAGTCAAAATCAAAAAAAGATTATCGATTCATCTGGAGCTTTTTCTATTATATGTTTATTAGATAATGATGAAGCAGGCAAGAAGGGTGCAAAAAAAATTCATGAACAATGTTCTAAAATGTATCGTATATATTTTCCAGAATTTCAAGGTAACGATATCGGAGACATCAGTGTAGATGTAGTTACTAATGATATCAAACCATTAATTTCTAAAATAGGAGAAACTTATTATGGCTGATAATGTCACATCAGAAACTCAAGAAGATCCAGAAACACAATTCAACCAATCATTTCCACAAATATTATTAGGTGCAGTAGAGGCTCACTTCGTGGCTAAACACTCACGAGCCGTTGCAAATCTTAATAACTATTTACAACATACTGTTGGGATAGGCGAACATCCAGACATAGTAGCCGAATGTGCGAAGCTTTTTGAGGATTTGTCAGCAGCTGAAGGTGCTTTAGAAAGTATTAGGAAAATTTTGTCATGAGTCATACCCAAATCATTGGATTTGCAGGACATAAACAATCTGGTAAAAACACTGCTTGTAACTTTATTTTAGCAACTAAACTGGCTGAGTTGGGTGTCAGTAAGAGTACTCGACTAACCGATCTTGGCGAAATTGAAGTTACAGATATACTTGACGAGACTGTATCTGGACAAGAATGGATGCCATTTAAGCCTCCTCATGTAGATGTGGAAAGTTTATTTGATAATGAGCTAGGTAAGTTTGTTAAAATATATTCTTTTGCCCAAAAACTGAAACAGCTTTGTGTTGATGTTTTAGGGCTTGACAAAGACCTTGTGTTTGGTAATGATCAACAGAAAAATACTAAAACACATATTAAATGGGATAATATTAAATCGTCTACTAAAAATAAGGGATATATGACAGTTAGGGAGATTTTACAATATGTTGGAACTGATATGTTCAGAGGGTTAGATCCTACGATTTGGGTTAATGCTTGTATAAACCAAATCAAAAAAGAACAACCAGAACTTGCACTTGTTTCTGATGTACGATTTGAGAACGAAGTTAAGGCCATTCAAAACGAAGGCGGTTATGTTATTGGCCTAACTCGAAGTCCGTTTAAAGAGCCAAAGAAAGACCATGTAAGCGAAACTGCCCCTGCCCAGTGTTTAGATATTTGTGATATGGTTATAGATAATGCTAGCCTATCCATTCCCGAACAAAACGAACAAATATATTTAGCTATTAAACATTTAAATAATATTCCCGACATTATAGTCTAGGGGTAAAACATGCCAATTGAAGACACTTCTAAAACCATCATTGTTGATTGTGACGGTGTCATTGCAGATAAAAGTCATGGCGGACAATACCATTTAGCCGAACCTCTTACTCATGGCATAGAACAAGTTAATAAACTATACGACATGGGGTACGATATTACATTGTATACTGCTAGATATGGAGACAGAGAAAAGGGTAGCATACATTTACAATATGAACGAGGATATAGAGAATGGACCGATTGGTTAGAAAAGCACGATGTTAAATACACACATGCTTTTATGGGAAAGCCCGGTGGCATTATGTATATCGACGATAAAGCTGCGAGAGTTGAAGGTGATAACCAAGCTGGATGGGATCAGGTATGGAGAGAAGTGGATAATTTACAAGGACGCGACCGCTATGGAAATAAGATATGATACCTATAGTATATTTTAGATCTTCATCGTTTAATTGTCACCGATTTTGTCCGATGCAATATTATCTAGAGTATACTTTGGGGTGGCGAGGACCGTCTAATAAAAAAGCCGATAAGGGCACCATAGTTCATAAGGTTTTGGAAATTTGTGCTGTCGCCAAAAAAGCCTTACAAGATGGTAAGAAAATCATTACCGACGAGCATATAGGTCGTGTTAGCACATGCAACTACAAGCCTGAATATCTAGATAAAATTACAGCAAGAGTTTATAAGTATTATACAGCTCGAATCCTTCATCATCAGTGGACAGACAAAGACGCTAAAGATTGTCAAAAGTGGGTTTGGAAAGCTCTAGAGTATAACGATGGCATGTTCAATCCTCGCAACAGAGACGTAATTGATGCTGAACCACATTTTGATTTTCCAATAAAAAAAGGCTGGGCAAATTATTCCTATCAGATGGGTGATGAAAAAATCGAAGGATGCCTGAGTTTAAAGGGTACAATAGACTTAGTAACTCGACTTGATAACGATACAATAGAAGTGATCGATTGGAAAACCGGAAGGAGATTAGATTGGGCTACGGGAAAAGAAAAAACACAAGCCAGTCTATTCAAAGATCCGCAGCTCAGAATTTATCATTATGCAGTCAAGCAGATGTATCCTGAAGTGTCCTCGTTTATTATTACAATATTTTTTATTAATGACGGAGGAGCATTTACATTAAATTTCCAAGACGAAGACTTAAAAGACACAGAAAGAATGCTTAAAAACAAGTTTGAATTTATTAAAGAAACAAATGATCCAAAAATTATTAGACATATAGACCCTTCACAATCATGGAAATGTACAAGGCTATGTCATCAAGGGATGAGTACTTTTGAAGACACACATGTACGATCTATAGAAGAACATCGTCCTAGACAAAAAACTCCTTACGGACAACCCATGACTAAGTGTGAACAAACCAGATATATGATTAAAAAATATGGTATTGATTGGGCTACGCATAACTTAGCACACCCTGATCATTCAATTGGAACCTATCAACCTCCGGGAGAAGTATAAATGATTGAAATTAAAATTACTCCACAAATGAAAAAACGAGCGTGGACCAAAGCTAGGCAAATGGGTAAGCTTAGAAACTCTATTACTCGTGGCCAAGGAAACATAGCGGGATTTTTGGGAGAAGAAGTGGCTAACGAATTAATTAAAGGACAAGTTAATAATACTTATGATTATGACATCTTATATAAGAATATTAAATATGATGTAAAAACTAAAAGATGTACGTCTGCCCCTAAAGATCACTATGAATGTTCAATTGCGGCGTATAACACTAAACAAAAATGCGATAGATATGCATTCGTTCGCATAGAGTGGGTTAATGGCAAATGGGGAAGAGCATGGGTATTGGGATGGTTAGATCATAAAGAATATTTTAATAAAGCCGAAAAACTCAATCGAGGAGATATTGATAGGTCTAATGGATATATGGTAAAAGCAGACTGTTATAATGTGCCGATTAATAAACTAAGAAATTTTAGGAGAAGGAAATGACTTATGTTCCTTTGCATGTTCATTCTGAATATAGCTTGTTGAATGGACTTTCGCAAACACATCAGATTTCAAAAAGAATTTCTGATATCGAAAGCAATGTCTGCGCATTAACAGATCATGGTAGTGTTTCTGGTGCGGTTGACTTTTCAAGAACTCTAACTAATGCTTCGCAAAAACCCATTCTGGGATGCGAATTTAATATTTGTTTTAATAATGCTAAAGAAAAAACTCAAGAAAATCGAGATTTAATTCACCAAGTTATTTTAGCAAAGAATTTGCAGGGCTGGAAAGATATTTTAGGTCTAGTATCCCAATCAAACCACCCAGATCAATTCTACTATAAGCCACGCATTGATTTTGATCAGCTAAAAAAAGTCGCACAAAAAGGGAATTTAATATCTTTTAGCGGACATTTAGGTTCATATTTAGGTAGGCTTGCAGAAGAGAACGAACCAGACGATTTGATTTCCAAAGCTGCACTGAAAATGCAAGAAATATTTGGAAAAGATAATTTTTTTATTGAAATACAGTTAATCGATTCTGATAACAATGAAACTTCAAAAATTACAGCTGCCAAATTACGTGAGATTTCTAAGCAAACTGGCATTCCATGTGTGGCAACTCCAGACGCACATTATCCTACTAGAGAGGCCGCAGAGGACCAACAAGTGCTTCTATGCACGTCTTTAAAAAAGACTATAGGACAAGTTCAACGGGAATTAAAAGAGGGCAAATCTAAATCCTTACAGTCCTTTTTTTCTTCAAACAACTTCCATATTCCCTCCTATGAGGAGATGAAACAATACCATAATGATGAAGAGCTAGCCAATACAATTCTCATTGCCGATATGTGCGAACCCTATAATATTCTCGGACCTCCCAATCCACCCGAATTCAAATGTCCCTCTGGATATTCTCCCAAAGAATACTTGCGTTATCTTTGTAAAATGGGTTGGGCACAAAAAATGCAGCACGTTAACAAAGAGAACCCCAAATTTCCACAATACGGAGAACGGGTTAATGAAGAGTTAGAGATATTCGAAGGAGCAGGTCTATCTAGTTACTTTTTAATTGTACAAGATATCTTAAAATATTGTAAAGACTCTGGTTATTTAACGGGTCCGGGACGAGGCAGTGCGGCAGGATGTATGGTTTCTTATTTAATTGGTATTACTCAAATTGATCCAGTGAAATATGATTTGGTATTTGAAAGATTTTATAATGCGGGAAGAAATACAGACGAACGAATTTCTATGCCCGATATCGATATCGATATTCCAAAACAAGCCCGAGAAAAAGTTATTGAATATATTAAACAAAGATACGGTACAAACAATGTTGCTCAAATAGTAACCTATCAAACATTACAAGGACGGTCTGCATTAAAAAGAGTCATGCAAGCTCGTGGTAATATATCTTTTACAGAACAAAACGAAATTACTAAACATATTATGGATGAGGCAAAGATTGCAGATGAACTTCAGGACATGAAAGAAGAGCTTGGAGAATCATCCCTAATTTTATGGGCATTAAAAAATAGAAAAGAAAAACTAAAAGACTGGTGTGAAATAGGTGAGAATGGAAAATTAGAAGGTAAACTATCTAAGGTATTTGAACAGGCTATGCGTATGGAGGGAACCAAAATTATTCAGTCTAAACATGCAGCAGGTGTTGTAATTTCACCCTCTCCTATTTATGATACATGTCCGATGATTAGATCTGCGGCTAAAGGAGATAAAAATCTATTGGCCGGATTTGAAGGACCAAGCTGTGAGGATGTTGGTCTGTTAAAATTAGACGTACTAGGAATTAGAATGTTAGATAAAATTATGGAAGTTCCGCGTATTATTTCACCCTTACTTCAACAGTCATAGAGGATTTCAAATGAATAACCGTTGGATTATAGTTTTTGATTGGGAGACTGACAGTCCAGATCCCACCACTTGCAATCCCGTAGAATTAGCAGCAGTTCCGATAGACCCTAGAACTTTGGATATTAAAATAGACAAAGCTTTTAGTGCTGCTATTAAACCTCCGGGAATTACCAAAGAAGAATACTTTACTGATGAAAAACAGAAGACCATCGAATGGCACGCAAAACAAAGGGGTGTGACCAGCGAAGATATTATCAAGAGTTGGAAATCGGGTAAGAGCGAAAAAATTGTTTGGAAAAACTTTTGTGAATATTGTAAAAAGTTTAATATAGAAAAGTCTCATAATAACTGGTATACTGAGCCTATTGCTGCTGGCTATAACATTATAGGCTTTGATCTTCCCATTTGTGAAAGACTAGTAAAAAAACATAAAACGAAAATGCCCTTTGCTAAAGTCACCAAAATAGATGTTATGGACCTTATGTTTTATTGGCTTGAAAATTTAGACGAACCTCAAAATATGAGATTAGATACTATGCGAGGTTGGTTTGGTATTAAAGCAGAGCAAGCACACGAAGCTTTATCTGATACTATAGATAGTGCAAAATTATTAACACAATTTATGAAATTTCATAGAAGACAATCTAGTGTGGCTAAATTTAAGGGAGCGATGTGTGACAAGTGAAGTCTTTGAATGTGGATGCAAATTTGAAGTGCGCAGTGGCGAGGTTGTCTATGACCCTAACATTGAAACACTCCCATTGAACTGCGAAGCTACTTGGGATATGATTTGCGAAGGCAATACCAAAGGTGTGTTCCAATTGGAATCACAGTTGGGTAGAAGTATGTCCGAAAAAGTTAAGCCTCGCAATATTGAAGAACTATCAGATTTAATTGCTATTATTCGACCCGGTTGTATGGAAGCTATTGTAGATGGCAAAAGTCTTACACAACACTATATAGATCGTAAGCATGGCATAGATCCGATAGAGTATTTCCACGACGCACTCAAACCCATTCTTTCTAGTACCTATGGCATTTTAGTTTACCAAGAACAGGCTTTGCTGATAGCTAGGGATATTGGAGGATTTGATTTACAGGAAGCCGACATTCTTCGTAAAGCTATTGGAAAAAAGAACGTTTCTCTAATGACTAAGTTGAGAAAACAATTTATTGAAAAGGCCGAAGTGAAGGGGACGGTTGATAAACAACAGGCAAAAGAAATTTTTGGGTGGATTGAGAAGTCACAAAGATATTCTTTTAATAAGTCTCATTCAGTCAGCTATGCATACAATGCTTATCTTACAGCTTATACAAAACAACATTTCCCACACGAGTTTTTTACCTCATATCTCAAACATTCTATCGGCAAGCCAGATGCATATTTGGAAATAGAAGAATTAGTAAACAATGCTCGTTTGATGAACATCGACGTTCAGCCTCCTAATATCAAACAAATGAATAAATATTTTACATTAATTGTTGATACATTCCCAACTTTTGGCATTACAGAAATTAAGGGCGTAGGTGGTTCGGTATACGACAAAATGATATTGTGTTTAGAAAGAAATAAAATAGACTTACAAGCGTGTGATTGGGATACATTTCTTATTGGCTTTGGCTCTTGCATTAAAGCAGACTCATTTGAAGCCCTAATATTAAGTGGTGCTCTAGATTGTTTTAAAATTAGTCGTAGTAAAATGAGCCATGAATTAAAAATGTTTAGAGAATTAAGCAAGCGAGAAATTCCTTGGATAGAAAAGTACAAACAAGACAGTCCAAATCAAAACTTTGCTGAGTGCATTCAAGCCATGCTAGATGAAAATAACTGGTCAGATCGTCATCGACCAATATTTCGAAAAGATAGAGTTGAAATTGTAGAAAGCATCATTGATTCTTTAAAAAATCCCGGCTATGAATTAGTTGATTTATCGGGTTGGAAAGCTCGACAAGAAGAAAAATACTTAGGCGTATCATTAACCTGTGCCAGAGTAGACGAATATGATATCAGTGGAGCAAACTGCACCTGTAAGGAATACGTAGATGGTTTTAATTCCAAAGGTACAATTAGGATAGCGGCTCAGGTGGACGACGTTAAAGAGTGGAAAATTAAACGGGGAAGTGCTAAGGGGCAAAAAATGGCTTTCGTGACCGTGAGTGATGGAACATGCAATCTTGATAGTGTAACAATTTTTTCTGAAGAATGGAATAAATATGCTAAACATATTAAGGAAGGAAGTATACTATTACTGATAGGTAATAGAGATAAAAAAAGAGGAAGTTTTTTAATAAAATCGGTGTCTAAGATTAAAAATCTAGCTTAGATAAGATACTATATTAATAGGGGATTTACATGGATAATCTAATAGAAAATAACATGGGACTTATACTTACTATAGTTAATAGGTTTAATCCTAAAAATCAAAACGAAAAAGAAGAGTATATTCAAGCTGGTCGTATAGGGCTCTGGAAAGCCCTGACTAAATTTTCAACAACTGGGGGTAGCAAGTTTTCTCCGTATGCATGGAACCCTATTAAATGGGAAATTATTAAAGAGATAAGATCCATTCAAACAAAATATCACATTGAATTCGCAGGATCTGGCAAAGACATTGAAGAATACCAGCTTAAATATTCTAATAATGACAAAAATTTTTCTAAAAATGCTTATATTAATAATGATTCTGATTTTTGGGAAATCTTACCTTCAAGTCTTACCACCTTAGAAGAAACTACTATCTCATTAAAATCGGAAGGATATAATTTTAAAGAGATATCTAATAAATTAAATCTTGATAGATCTAGAATTAAAAAGATCTTCGACAGCGCAGTAAATAAAATAAGAGAACATAATAAATGAATAAGCGAAAACGTGTGTTATTAGTAAGTGAAGCCCATTATTTACACTCGGGCTTCGGCACTTACTCTAAAGAGTTGCTTGCTCGACTACATAAAACAAATAAGTATGAATTAGCAGAGTTTGCTTCTTATGGCAAGCCCAATGCTGTTAAGCCCCCATGGCTATATTATCCCAATACGCCAGAAGATGGGGATCAGCAACAATTAGAAATCTATAATAAAAATCCAGCGCATCAGTTTGGTACATGGAGATTTGATAAAGTCTGTATAGATTTTAAACCAGATATAGTATTGTGTTATCGCGATCCTTGGATGGACAACTGGATTCAAGACTCTCCTCTTAGGCCGTATTTCCATTGGGTATGGATGCCTACCGTAGACTCTGCTCCACAAAAACAAGAGTGGATTGATACTTTTACTAGATGTGACGCCGTTTTGGCCTACTCTGAATTTGGCGGCGAAACTTTGCAAAATCAGGGTAAAGAAAGAATTAATTATATTGGGTGTGCCTCTCCGGGAGTTGACCCATCTGTCTATAAGCCTATGAACAAAAAAGAACATAGAAAACAACTAAATGTCGATCCTGATATTTTCATCATAGGATCAGTCATGAGAAATCAAAGACGCAAGCTATTTTTTGAACTTATGAAAGGCTTTAGATTATTTTTAGATCAAGCGCCTACAGAAATAGCTCAGAAAACATTCTTATATTTACATACTAGTTATCCAGAAAAAATGGGATGGGACATAGCACAGGGGATTATGGAAAATCATTTGGGCGGCAAGGTATTAATGACATATGTTTGTAAGGTGTGTGGTAAATTTTTTCCTAATATGTTTCAAGATGCTTTATGTAAGTGTCAACACTGCGGAAGTAAATCGGCTATATGTCCAACTGTTGGCATGGGTCTATCAATTCCAGACTTAGCTAAAATCTATAACCTCTTTGATTTATACGCACAGTACGCTATTTGTGAGGGGTTTGGAATGCCTCAAGTTGAAGCTGCCGCTTGTGGAATTCCTGTAACAGCAACAGACTATAGCGCTATGCATGATGTGCTTCACTTTACAAAAGGCTATCCGATTCCCGTAAGAACTTTCTTTAGAGAACTCGAAACAGATGCGGAAAGAGCTTATCCAGATAATCAAAAATTTGCTGAGATCGTTATAGACTTTTTTCAACAAACAGAACAATCACGTATGCATAAGTCAATGGAGGTTCGTAAAGCTACGGTCAATAAATATACGTGGGATAACGCAGCTCAGGTTTGGGAAAAGTATATAGATTCTTATAAGGCTACAGGCTTACAAGGACAATGGGATACGCCCCCTAATCTATTAAACATTCCTAACGTAATTGATAACAATATCAAATCACACCAAGATTTTGTATATTGGATTTTTCGTAATTTAAATATGCCAGAAAGAGCGTACCAATATGAAGGTAAGCAAATGCTTAGGAATCTTACATTTGGCGCACAAATGGGACAGGGGGTATTAGAACCAATTAATTCACAACAAATTTTTGATACCTTTAAGCAAAGAATGACCAACATAAATCAGACAGAGCTAGTTAGAAGTGGTAATACTACTGTATCACCTGATCCCTTTATAGTAGCGGCACACCAAGTACTAAAGGAACAGCAAAAATGAACATCTTGTTTATTGGCCCATACAAACAACATGATGAATGGGGTAACAAAAGTCGTAGTATATTGCAAGCATTACAAAACACCAATCATAATATTACGTCAAGACCCATATTTTTATCTAACAATCCAAATTATAATACATCTATTATGTCTTCAGAACTTACTGTATCAAATACATACGATGTTGTAATACAGTTTATACTACAACCATATACAACATATATAGGAAAAATACCAAGGAATATTGGTATATTCAATTATGAAACTGTTCCAGAGAACTTGCCCATAGACCTATTAAGTGCAGAAACTTTAATGGACGAAATATGGACAGAAAGTTCTTCTGTGAAAGGTGGTTTGGAGGCTCTGTTTAAGAAAAAAAATATTAATACGAAAGTTACACAGATACCTTTAACATTAAATGTAGACGAGTTACCAAAAGAACCAGACGTATTAAAGAAAAATCCTCAATTAGAAAATCGCTTTATCTTTTATTGTATATGTGATTTATTAGATGATCAAGACGCATTTAAAGAAATATGTATGGCATATTTTAATACCTTTACACAACAAGACATGGTTGCTTTAGTGGCATTTTCTAATACATACATAGAAGATCAAAAGGTACGAGATCTTTTAACAGATGTCAGATCCTCAATTGGAAATTTAACGTCTATTCAAGACCAAGCTGTTATAAATATAACAATGCCACAACCGCCCACGGGAACTTGGACTTTGCAAGATAGGGTCAATATGCATAGTCAAGGAGATGCTATGATTTCTATATCTCATTCTGTTGCTGCTAAATCGACTGTATTAGAAGCAGCGATGTATCAAAAAACCCCTATTGTGAACAACCGGAATTCGGCATATGATTTACTAGGAGAAGAAAATTTGTGGGGGATAGAATCTTATAATGACATTTGTACCTATAAAGGTAGACCTTTAAATTTTAGGTTTACAGCAGGTGAGCTATGGAATACTACTAATATTAAATCTTTAGGGACGACCATGCAAAGTTGTTATATTAACAAACTAGAGCGAGACAAAAAAAGGCTTGCTAATAGTCAATTACGTCAACAGTTTGCAAGTGTTGACTATGAAAAGATTTTAAATGAAGGAAGTATATGATATCTATTAATAATATTGTCAGGTCAGTTGATAGAGCTTCTAATGATTCTGATATTAAACAACTCAATATTTTAACTCTTTGTAAAGGTAATGAAAAGTATATTACATTATTATCACAATTACTTCACAACTTTTACCTACTTCCAGATCAACCTTGGAATATGATCGTAGAGAAAAGGCCTCCCAATCTTCAAACCTTATCCCTATGCGTCGGACCACTTGATTACATTATATGCTTTGATCGTGCTGAACAATATGAAGAAGCTCAAAAAATAGCAAAAACGTGGCATGTTCCTATAATCTTGGTTGACATGTGTACGCATCATTTTATAAGACCACAAAATATTATAGAAGGTGTTAGCGTAAAAGATCAATCTCAATTATATAAAAAGCCAGCTTTACAAGTGGCCTGTACGCAAAACATACAAACTTCGTGGAATCATGGAGAACCCTCAATTACTATTCCGATAGGTATAGATACCGATAAATTTAAAAATACAACCACAGACAATGATTATTTTATTGCTATTGATAACCATGTACCGACAGAAATAGGAAGTCTGATAGGTAGTAAACTTTTGACCTCTTATACAATGATTCCTACAGACCATAATGATTTAACAGATATAGCAGTTAATAAAGCTAGATATTTTATTAATACATATAAGACAGTAACAGTTAAAATGTTAGAAGCCATGTCTGCTGGAGCTGTTGTTATAACTGTCAAAAATCCCGATACAGAAAATTTTATCAAACACTTATCTACGGGAATTTTAATCGATAGTCTAGACGATCTACCTATCGTCATAAATACGGTAGAGAATAAAGATAAAGATTTTAAGTTACAAATTTGTAAAGCAGCTAGAGATAAAATTATAGCCGAACATTCTGTCAAAAACTTTCTCGATAAATGGACTCAGGCATTGACAATGCTTAAATCAGCGTTTTATACACCTCCAATTTAAAAGGTAATATAATGAATATTAATTTAGTCAGGCATGAGAGTGCAGAACAGGCTATAGACCATGAAAATGTTCTCATTGAGAATATTAATAATATCCCTACAGCAAGTTGTCAAAGTTTAATAATGAACGATATTTTAAATTATCTTACCAATGAACAATTCCAAATGTTAATACAAGAAAAAATGAGACACGAAGGTATAATTGCTCTTAGTTCTGTTGATGCTATAAAGCTAGCTGCTGCCTTTTATAGAAATGAAATTAATATCGAAACCTTTAGTTCGTTAGTCAAAGAAACTACAGCACAGCATACGTTGATCGAATTACAAAAGCTGTTTCAAGATAATGGATATGTTATAGAATCGGCTGGAATCAACTCTTTATCCTTTTTTTTGAAAGTTAAAAGACCATGACCGCCACAACCCCACCCAACGATCTCACCAGTATTGCTTCAACGATATGCTTAAACTGTACATTTGCAGACTATGAAAATAATATTCAGACAGGATGCAAAGCAAACCGTCTAGAATTATTTAAAAAAGCAAACCTTGAAATTAAAGATACGCAAATAGAAGATAAAACATGCTTTGTGCTCGAAGGAAAAGCCTGTGTATACTACAGGAATAAAGAATGGGGCAAAGAATATTATAAAACTACAGATGCAAATCAGATATTAGAACAAGTAAAAAACGAATTAAAAATACCATATCATGTAGTATTGTTTTTTAGAAAGAGCGATAGCTTGCAAGATGTAGAAAAGAGATTGTCAGAACTAGAGAGTCAAGATATAAAACCGAAAATTGTTACATTGATAGACCGATCACATGGAACGGAAAATCAAACTAGTAAATTAATGAAGCTTTTTTCACAATATAGCTTTGACCATTGGCGTGTTCAAACAATTCAAGCTACTGACCAATTAGATGATGACATTATCGATCTAGTTTATGACTCTACTAAAAAGAAACCATATATGTTTTATATGATTTTTGAGTGTAAACACACAATTCCAGATGTATTATCAAACGAGCTACATCGCTCATTACACGATGAAATGCAGTCTTTTGTTATTTTATTACCCAACAACAACAACGTTGGTAAAACTGTTCTGAAAATTGCCCATGAAAAATATGCGGGCAACTCTTTTGGCATACCATTAGAAGATAAAATAGTACACTACGATGATTCCCCTCATTTAATCAAAAAGGTTGAACAGATATGTCCGAGTCTCCACCAGTTGTAATTGCGATTAGCTCACAAACAAACATAATTAAACCGCAAACATATACTAATCTTTCAACTATATATAATCCATCTGAATTATTATCTGCAAAATCCGAATCTGATTTTTATAACAGCGTTATAACAACATCAAGTCAGGATTCCAACAGCATTTATGGTTTTTTATCTGCGAATACAAACTTAAGTTATGAGGATAGTATTATACGTATTGTAGATTTTTTTCAACACAAAGAACATATTAATATCATCATCTGCGATATGATGAGTAAACACAGCGGTTTCAGTTCATATGAACATATCCATCCGGGTTTTATACACAAAAATATTCCCTTTTTTATTCGTGGTTCTATACTGAAAAGACTTAAATTTTCAGATGAAAACAACATGCTTCAACAAGCACTAACACAACTAACACAAATGGATCAAATTGTTTTTCATATAGCAGAACCACTAATAACTAGACTACACGAAGGTTCTGCATGAAGGATACAGAAAGGCTAAATATAATAATTCCAGCGGCTGGAATGGGTCATAGAATGAAATCGTATGGCCCCAAAGCATTGATCAAAATAGGTAGCTCGACAGTTATTAACAATCAGATTAGCATACTAAAAACATATTTTCCTGATTGCTATATAACCCTAGTGTGCGGATTTAAAGCAAGTACCCTAATGGACGAAACTCCTAATTATATTTTAAAAGTGGAAAATGAAAACTATCAAAATACAAACGTAGCACGTAGTATCGGAATGGGCTTACGAGTATTAAGCAATAGTTCTAAGGTAATTATAATTTATGGTGATTTAGTTTTTAACGCAGAAACAATAAAAAGTATATCATTAGACAAGTCTAGTATTGTTATTACCAATCAAACCATGGGAGAAGATGAGGTTGGGTGTGTTATAGATGATCAAGAACTTCGCAATTTAATGTACGATTTACCTATTAAATGGGGTCAGATATCCATATTTGTTGGTAAGGAACTTAATTTATTAAAGAGAATATGTTGGAATGAGAAAAATAAGACCAAGTTTGGTTTTGAAGTCATTAATGAAATTATCCAACAAGGAGGAAAGTTTCAATGTATACAAAATGATAGTATTAAAATTATTGATATAGACAATTCAAAAGACATTCAAAAAGCTAAAGAAATTTTATTATGAACATTATTATTTCACAAATTCCCATACCTATCTTTCGCAATACTATTCAATGTTTAGAAAGTATTAAGAACGATACCAATATCCAAGCGCTATTTTGGAATCATCAACATAAACCAACGCTTGATATGTTTGATGAAATTCAACCAGATATAGTATTTGTGCATGAATCTCAAATTGATCAGGCCTTCCTTATAGCTTGTCAACAATTCAAGTTTAAATACGTCTTATTGTCTGAAAATCCACTACCGCAACAGCTTGTTAAGATACCTGATGCTATTTTAACGCACCCATCGTTTAGAGATAAATTTATATCAAATAAAAATATTATTAGTTTACAACCTATGGCCAGCGTTACTGAAATACACAATGCGAAATACGATGAAGATTTAGCATGTGATATCCTAATTCATACTACCGGTTTAAATATGGTTCCTGAAATTGATAATATATTATTATTTTTAAGCAATGTATATAATATCAAAATTATTGGTAATACCCCCGTATCATTGCCTCAATATCTAGGGCAAGTAAATATGATAGAACGTGCTAATTTCATCGCATCATGTAGAGTGATGATAGATTTAAACCAATACGATTTCTGGGACGCATCATACTTGCATGTTCCATCTATATCCTTATATCCCACGGAACCCTATATTATATCTTTTAACAATATTGCTACACTTAAAGATAGTATTAACTCTCTCTTAGGTAATGACCTAGTACACGATAGATATGTTCAAGAATGTTATGATCAAACCATAGATAGTCATACGTGTTATCATGCAGCCGCACAAATATTTCAAACTATTAACGAACAAGACATAGCAAATCGTCTACTCAAATATATAAGGGAGATAGTGATATGATTGGAATACTTAAGACAGAGATTAAAAATATTGATAGAGACTATTTTGCTATAGACAATTTAAATAAACTAACCTATACTACCACAAATAACGCCCTATTTTGTAACGATGTTCATCCAAACTTTCCTTTATACGTCAATACCACTATGTTACAAAGAATTTCAGCCCATTCTTTTAGTGGTATACTAATTACGGATGAACTAAATCTTGCTCAAGACCTATTACATATCACTTATGCTAAAAAAAAATTCTTGTATCTCTATAACCTAGACTGGATGTATATACAACATCCGCATTTTACCTTTTTCAAAACTATCTTACTGAATGACAACATAGAATTAATAGCACGTACTCAACGACAATTTAGTATGATTCAGAATTTATTTAAGACACCTAAATACATCATGCCCGAATGGGATTATAAAACCCTCATAAAGATTGATCAAAATGAACAATGAAGAACGAAAAATATTGAAATTATATCAAGATAAGCAGTGGAGTACTTATCAAATAGCTGAAAAGCTAAACACCTATCCTAATAAAGTTAGAAGAATCCTAACAAAAAACGGAATTAAGTTAAGAAATTCTAAAAATGCACAAACAAATGCATTAAAAAAAGGAAGGGCTGTGCATCCTACTGCGGGCAATTCCATGTCAGAAAAAACAAAACAAAAAATTAGTGAAACCCAAGGGAAAGTATGGGATTCTTTAAATAAAAAAGAAAAACAATACAGATCAGATATTGGAAAGGCTGCGTGGGAGAAAAAAAGTGACGAGGAAAAGGCTAACTTTATTGCTCAAGCACAAGAAGCAATCAGAAAAAGTAGTAGGCTAGGATCGAAATTAGAACATTTTCTATTAGCAGAACTCGGAAAACAAAATTTGAGGGTAGAATTTCATAAGGAACATTGGTTGCAAAATCAAAATCTTCAAGTAGATATTTATCTTCCTGAATATAGAACTGTAATTGAAGTAGATGGACCTTCTCATTTCAAACCTGTATGGGGAGAAGAAAATCTTGCGAAAAATATAAAAGCAGATCAACAGAAAACAGGATTGGTGTTGAATAGTGGCCTAGTGATGATCAGGATTAAACAGGATCAGTCTCTAACGCAAAGATTTATGAGGCATACTTTAGAAAAACTACTTAATCTTTTAGTGAAAATCAAACAGGACTATCCCGAAGAAAATGAAAGGTATTTTGAAATATGACTACAAAAACCGAATTCGAAGAAATGGTAGAACAAGTGGTAGAAGAAACCGTAGAAAACTATCCAGATGAGAATGAAAAACGACCACATGAATATGATGCGGAATGGTCTGAATATCTTCTGGATCACTTATCAGATAATGAATTAATCAATGGCGCTCCTACTGTAGATGGTCTACGCAGAGTGTGTGAAAAATGTTTTGGAGAAATTGTTGAATCCAACAGTCAAATTGTAGAAACTCCAAGCTCTCATAATAACCAAAGATGTACGATTAAACATACTCTAGGTATAGAAAAATATCGAGGCGGACGAATCATTAAAGTGGATGGATGTGTTGATGTACTTTACCATAAAACTCCATATCCCTTTAAAGATCATTTGATCGCTACAGCAGACACAAGGGCCGAGGGTAAGGCTCTCAGACGTGCTTTAAAGATTCGAGTAGTCACAGCCGAAGAGCTTCAAAATGAAGATGAGAACGAAGCACTGGCCTCTGACGAGCTAATAAACGATCAACAAGTTATGGCGATTAATCAACTGTGTAAAAGATTAGATATTTCTGTTCAAGCATTGGTAAGTGGAGAATATAATAAAACAAATAAAATTAATCAAATAAGAAATTTAGAGGCTAGATTGTTAATTAGTAAATTATCGGAGTTTCAAAGGGCTCCAAAAGATATTCCTAAAACGTATATTGGATATGATGAAGGTTGGAAAACTAATTTCTATGGGAGTTCCAAATGAAAGCTAAAATTAAAGCAACAGATAGTTTGTGGTTTGACGTAGAAGCAGAACAAGAAGATGAGCTTTTTAAACAAATCGCACGAGTACAAGAAATATTTCAACACAAAGCTTGTGGCAATTGTGAATCTACAAATATTAAGTTTGTGTGCAGACATGACAGTTCGGATAATGATTGGTTGGAAGTTACCTGTCAAGACTGTCGTGCTAAGTTAATCTTTGGTCGCACCAAAAAGGGCGGCTTGATATTTCCTAAGATCAGGTGGGATCAATTGTCTGAAAAGCAACAAGAACAAAGGGTTAACGAGAAAGCTTATGCTGAAAAACACAGAGGCTATTTACCAAGTAAGGGATGGTTTATTTATAAACCCAAAACTTAAATTGATGATATGAACCCTTATAAAGTTCTTGGAATTGCCGAAAATGCCAATAAAGAAGTAATTAATGAGGCTTATCGTAAGTTAGCTCTCAAATATCATCCTGATCGTGGAGGTAATACTGAGAAATTTAAAGAAGCTACAGAGGCCTATTCGATTCTTTCTGATGAACAAAAAAGACATCAATATCACAACCCACAACCAAACGTTGCCTTCGAAACTGTATTTGGACAAGGCTTAAATCCGTTTGCAAATTTCTTTACCCCACGTACCGCACAACCAAGGAAGGTTCAACCAAACACGCTAGATAAAGATATTCAATTCAACTTACATATTAACTTAGAACAGGTCAAAAAAGGTGCTTATAGCACCATTTCTTATAAAAAAAATACAATCTGCACAGACTGTAACGGACAGGGTGGTGATGGTAAGATAGGTTGTTCTAATTGTGGAGGATCAGGAAGGAAAATGTTTAGGCCCAACCCGTCTGTGATACAGCAGATCACCTGCTCGGCCTGTCACGGCAATGGCGTATTGTTTAATAAACCCTGTCAAACCTGTCAAACCAACGGTTTTGTACAACATATAGAGCAAATAACAATTAAAATTGAAGAGGCAAAATAACCGAACTTACATCCAATTTGGGGTAAATATTGTTGGAGGTAAGACTATGATTACAAAAGCCAGTGAAATATTTATAAATAGCTTGGCATATTCCTTTTGGCCCTTTCTATTTATTCTTATAGTTATATATTTATTAAATAAGTTCTTTAATCATGGATATACTAAAAGTATAGAAAAACAAAATAGGGTCTTAGGAAAGAGTAAAAACTTAACCCTTCCAGACATGCCAGAAGAATCCATTTCTTTTAAAGCTCCTAAAATAGAAACCTCTTTTGGAGAGCAAAGAATAGGGCAAATCTACAGTGCGAAACCGAAGGATTAGAAAGGTTACTGGACTTCAAGAAACATATATTGATTTAGAACACGTATCAGGTTTTGCCCCTCCACAATTACCAGTCGAACAATCGAAGAGCAATTTCGATTCATATCAACCAAAAGTATATGAGGTATTTACTATGAGCGATAGTACAGAAGCCCCTAATAAACGTGCCGTAGGCGTAGACATTGGAACTGGCTTTATTTCCTGTGCCGAAAGAGTGGGAGAGGATGTTGAGTTTCGTAAGGTCAGGGACGCTTTCTTTAAATTAAACCCTTCTAAGTTTTTAGAAGGCGC